GCAATTTATTGCATCTTACCACCTACACAACCTGTGGTTCTTATAGTGTTGCCATACATTTATGTACGGTAACGCTCTATATGCCACCACCTTGGTGGGGATTGGCAACCCCATCGAATGATTTTGCCATTGTACACATTCTGTGTTGTTTTAGAGATAGTTTTTATTTTATGTTTTCCACACATACACAAAATTAAATATATGTTTCGTTTTTATAGTGCTTTGCACTGGAGACTGGACCCCTAGACTTAACAGTCGACGAACAGGGGCGACCAGTGAGGGATTATGACGATTGAGATTTTTATACTGACGTCAAGTACCATAAGGTGTGCGTTCACCGCAACAAATCAGCAAGCAGAGCGATGAAACCATGTTAGATTAAAACGCGACATGGTGGAGTACCTGGGACAAAGGGCTTGTGTCCGCAAGACAGATTTGTTGTGAATTCACACTGGTTGGAGAAGTGGCTTTATAATGTTTGATATCTGAGTCCAACTTTGACCTGGTGGTAGACCAGGCACGAGAATGAACTCGTGGAAAAACTCAGCGGATATGGTAGTTCGAGCCTGAATCCGAGTATTTTGCACGTTGTATACAAAACAACAACGTGTACCCCCCCCCCCCGCAACCTATTTTACGACTCAGACACAACATATAATGATGATTTCAAAACGCATGAAACACATTGTAACCCGTAGAGAGAATTTGAAATACCAGAAGGTTGGCTACCCTAGTGAGTGTGGAAAGGGTAAAAGAAGGGAGTTTGCCCGAAGTAAAGCTTTGTCACTCTTGAAGGAGTTGAACAAAACGAGTAACAGTGACGATAAAGCTTTTGCCATGGGCTTGCACGAATCTATTAGACTGGGTCCTGGACCCGCCCTGCGGGATCTAGAGTCCATGAGCTTGGACGCGGTCCCACTTATACGTGAATCCGAACATCACAAGAGTTACCGTCTTAGATTGGCACTCTTCAGTCATGTTAAGAACTACGTTGATAATTCCAAGGATGTTGAGTATGTGGATGTGGTCAAGGAGTTGTTTACGAGATTGAGTGCCAAAACCAAAATGGAGGTTAGGAGTGTCTTGTCTGATATAAACCCCCTCAATTGTGGGGAGGTTAAGCTTATAAGAGAGCTCAATGTGGCGCTTGGCGGTGGCCCCCTAAGACATGAGGTTATAGTACCGCAGATGTTCTCTTTGGGCATAAGTGACATAGCCAAGTCCATGGAGGGCCTTGGTGGTGTGGTTGAGAAATCGACAGCAACACTCACTGAGGCCATGAGAGATGTGGCGGGTCAGGTGTCCAACACATCTATCAAGCACACTCTAGACATGGGTTTCAGTTTGCCCAACAGTATCATGGATATACTCAACATGTTGTTCTCAATGCTGGGAGGTGTTGGGGCAATTGGTGTCTCCATTGATTTTCTTTGGCCATTTCTTGACAGGCTGGGTACTATACCCACGATTGTAAAGGACGCTATCACAAAGACTTTTAAATGGATCTGTGATTTAATCACGGCCAAGAAAGAGACCAGTGGCGAGTTTTATGCCTCTAGAGATATCAAGATGGGGGAACGTGTTCACATTGGTGTCAGAGGTGGACACGATGAGGAGAGCCCCCTGGTGGCGCAGGCTGGCGACCCGGACAGGGAGTCCCTGGTCACCATACTCTTCAGATGGTTGCCATACATACTTGGTGCGAAGTTTGCAACCCTCTTTCTTGAGAGTGACCTGGTTGTAGCTGTTTCCAAGGTCTCCCAGCTGGCATCCGATTATGTGTTTGGTATTCGTACCATAACAGGATTCTTTAACACCATTAAACTGGTTATGTCTCACCTGTTGTCCCTGTTGGGGTTCGACAAATATGCGGCGTTGTTCACACACCATCCCGCTATATATGAGGCAAAGACGGCAATGGAGGAATTCAACACGAAGATAGAGAGTGGGTTTTACGTGCCCACCCTGGTAGAAGCACAGAAGGTGACTAAGATCGTCTCTGACCTGGAGGAGTCCTTCAAGAGCGCGGTTAAGGCCAAATCAGTCGACGTGCCCATTATAAAGGACTTGTTGGATAGGATGAGGAAGGTCAATGTAGTAACCTCACATGCTTACAAAAACAACAGAACGCGTATTGTGCCCACTGTCATAGGGCTCACAAGTGCCCCGGGTGTAGGCAAGACATACGCCACCATGACCCTAGCTGCAGCTTTATCAGTGTCACGCTCTTCCGACGAAGAACTTAAGAAGTCGGAGAGCATGCCACCTGGTACGCTTGACAGTACGGGGTTTATAAGTGGTGTGTCATCTTACGCCGACGGGCTGAAGGGTGGTGAGAAGGTCATAATCTACGATGAGTTTATGGCCGTCAAGGACACCGGTACTGGTGACAACACTAGTTTGGCGGAGTTTACGTCAGCCATTAGTGATGCCCCACATGATCCAGTTATGGCTGCTGTCGAAAAGAAGGGTAATATACTCTTTGATCCTCAGTACGTCATTCTCATAACAAACGTCAGTAGGTTTGGGCCAGACCAACTCAAGTCTATGGTTTCACCCGAGGCTGTGCTCAGGAGGATTACGTTCAAGTATCATGTCAAGGTTAAGGATGAATTTGCCATGCCAGATGGCAAGCTCGACATCGCAAAGGTTGAGGCGGAGAAACCAGACGATGATGTATTCTGGTCACCGCTGTTGTTCTTCCCCTACGACATGGCCAGGGGTGTCGCCACAGGCGAGGAGCCCTTGGAGTTGATAGATGTGCACAACCGTGCAGTTGAGCACCGGATCATATCTGAACAGAGACATGAGAGGAAGCTTCACGGCATAGACGCGGTGAGGGCAGCTCTTATTGCAAGACGCAGGCTAGAGCTTGCTCCCCAGGGCAACTTCCCATCTAGTGTATATGATGATGATGAGTTCTCTGAGGACGGTGCAAAGGAGCTCAAGTGTGCAGATGGTGAAGACGCAGATAAGGTGTGGCTGGCTGACACCCACTTGATGACCCCCGAGCAAGAGAAACACTTGGATGATGCGCTGTGCGGTAAAGTTTCCTACAACCCCGATTTATTCCTGGACCAAAGAAAGATGGTTAGGTTTAAAATACAAACTATGGTGGAAGCTGCCAAACTGAGGTACCAGACGGCAGTGTACACAGCAAGATCGGTTGTGGGGGGTCTCACGGATGTGTTTGAAAGGATCAGGGCTAGAATTCCATATATTGGCCTTATAACAGCTGTTGTGGCCGTCACGGGTGTGGTAATGGCTGTGAGCAGAAGTTTTGAGATTGTTGGTCAGAGTGTGACATCTGAAACCTCTGGTAGAAGAACAAGACGTGTAGTCAGAAAGACTCGTTCCCAACTTAACGCCTTGGTCAAACCTTTGCCAGCACCTGTGGCAGCCACCGGTGTTGTGCCCCAAGCAGACATGGATCAGGCTTCTTTGAATGTGATCAACAAGGTTTACCAGAACTTGTTTGAGATACGTGTGGGGCCTTTGATCAAGGGCACTTGTAAGCTTGAGGCCACTCCGAGAAGGTGTGGCTTCTCCCTCTGCGTGGGTGGTTCTCTCTACTCTATCCCTAGGCACTATTGTAGCCAGCTCGATGACAAGTACGTTGACTACCTCAATGGTAAATGCGATAAACCATATGCGGAGTTTAAGCCTGTTGGCGGAAAAGGTAGCGGCTTCATCGTGCCAGTGGAAGAGCTGCTCAAGAGATTCGTTGTCAAGGATGGGGATTTCAAGACGGACAAAGCATGGGTGCTTATGCCCAAGGATGATTGTGGTAACAGTGTCAT